GTAACTGATGTTGAAAGATTTGTAACCCCCGCACCACCGGTTTTTAATTCATTAAGTGTTAATGCAGTTCCGCCGGTATTGTAGCCATAATAAAATCCCTGTGCTGTAACCCCAACGCTATTATTAGTTAATGAACCCAATAATGTAGCGGTTGTTTCGCCTTTAGATATAATATTTTTAGTTATTACCTCTGGCGCAGATTTAGATGGCTGAGAGGCTGTAATATTTCCAATCAATAATTCCCCCTGATTAGAATAAGGAGCGGGAACTGTTAAGCTTACTGTTATTTTCCTAGAAATAGCGCTACCAGTTTCGTTAGCATTAAAATCTGTAGTAATAGACTCAATAGATTCTGCCCCGACTCTAGCCGCTAAAGATATAGCCCCGTCTTGCGCTACCTCCCCAGTAACTCCAGCATCTTCAAATGCTAAATTTATAGTTTCCACAACAGAAGCCTCTATACTTTCTATTATTATAGTATTTATTTCGTTAGCTTCAATATCATATTCAAAAATACCGTCGGCTTTATCGCCTGTAACAAAATAATATATTTTTTTTTCCTCTGGATGCGGATAACTTCCAACAACAGTAGCGTTAGGATTTGTGGCAGAAGTTAAACCATATATATTTTGATTAGCAATTAATTCATTGCCTTTCAAATTTTCAATAGCACCTACATTCCCATCTTCTGAAAAATCAACGCTAATATTTAAAGCATCTCTATATTCACCAGGAGGCAATATTTTTTCCTCAATATCCCTATTTATTTTAGCCTTAGTGAACGTTCTTTTACTTTCTGCCATTTAATTTTAATGTTTAATCCATTTAGCTTTACCTCTTAACACTTGAGCAAGCTCTTGTAAGTTATAATTACTTAGTCGTATTTTTGCATTTCGCATTTTAGCACTAGCTTCTTTTTTATACAAAGGAGCTAATTGAGCACTAGCGGGTCTAAGCTTTGATAAATTATAAAGCATATATGCGTATAGAGCATCTTCCGCTAGTTTAGGCACATATACATCAGATAAATCGCCATTGTCAGCAATGCCATCTGAAATATAATCTACAACAATTAAATCTTGTTGCCTGCTACCTAACGACCCATCAAAATAAATTAATCCATTTGGTTCGTCTAATATGTATGTAGCACCAGCATTCATTTCTTCGGGAATACCGCCATATCTTTTATTAAAATACGAAAAATTATCATTATTATAGTTTGAATAATAATAATCTTGTGCTGATTGTGTTATATTTGCTGGATTTGTTGAATCCTGGAATCTTTCAAGCATTGAAGCCTGATCGGCAACAACAAGCCCTCCATCTTCATCAAAAGTATAATTGTACTCGTTATCTTGCACAGGAGCAGTTGGATTGCCGCTTTTTCGTTTTCTCAGTAAAACATTTTTAACACCGTCTTCACCTACATGCGACACCTGTACTAAAGACACATAATCTTGTGGCAACATTACTGTTAGCGCATCCCCGACTTCAACTTCAATACTCTTTTCACTATGCAATATATCATAACTAAACTCTTGCACCCCTCTTTGTGCCCAAAAGTCTACTTCATAACGAGGTACCTTAGCTAATGCTTTGTCCTCTCCTATGTACGCAACAATAAAGTTATTTATAACATCCTCTAAGCTTGTTCTTCTGTAATAACCCAATCCTTTAAAGTCAGCTGGAATATTTGCAGTGTCGCCTTGCTGGTCTGCATAATAAGCTCTTTCGTTATATAGTTTTCTTGTTTCTGCCATTATCGTTCAGATTGAATTATTTGTTGTTCTTTAGCTGCTGCTGCCTGAGCTACATCTGCTGCCCTTATAATAACGCCTGCATAGGCTAATATTTTAATAACTAATTCAGGAAACTCAGAACTGTGAAGCTCAAAGTTTTGATAATCACTAGCGCCTGTATTTGCTATAATTTGTCCAGCTGTTGTACCCCCAACCCATTTTGGTTCCGCAGGCTTTCTAATATAATTTATTAGTATTTCTGTTATACCTGTAGTTGGATATATTACAAGCCCCGATTCATGCCTTACATACAACGGGTTTTTTACCGTTGGCTTCATTAAAGGTGATCGGTTTAAATATAGTATATTTTTATTTGTAGTTTCATCTACATATATACTATCTGCAGACACGCTACTTAATCTATAAAAATTAGTAGGGTAAGCATAATAACTACTTGTCGTATTACCTTCTGCATTAGAAAAAGTACCAGCGGTTATTGTTTCTTCATTTTCAAATAGCGCAATTTTTTCTTCTATATTCCTTCTAATATCAGAATATTCAGAATCATTTGATACTACGTAATTTCTTAAAGAAAAATAACTTTCAAATATTTCACTTTGAGCTTGAAGCGCAAGTGTATTAAACTCCTGCGGCACAATATAACCCCTATTTTCTTTATTAAGGATATTTAAAACCGTTTTGTAAACATTGTCTATACTTACCATTTGTTGTTTTATTTATTAGATGGCTATAGCTAAACGAATAGCTATAACCTAGTATTCTATGAAAGCTTTTTAACAATTGCCTTCATAACGTCAACACCTTCATCTGTTTTAAAGAATCGTGCAAACGCAGTATATGGATGCTCTTCGAAAGGTACTGTTAAAATCTTTTTGCCGTTTGATGCCCATTTAAATACTGTGTTATTATCAGTTAAATGAACTATTCCAGCCTCTACACACCTATTTGCTAAATTACGTAATTTAATATCCTCATCATTAGCTACCTCAATAAATAGCTTAGGATTATTTTTAGCGAATAAATAACAGTCTCTTTTAATTTCTTTTGAAGACATTTTGCTTACGTCGGAACCAATTTCAGTTCTAAGTATTGCTTCCAAATGCTCTATATCTAATTCTTGAACAAGTTTCATGGCCTGCAATTCAAACTCAATTGTTTCAACTTCATCAATAGCCTCTTGTACTTCGTCAATTTCTTCATAAAGATCATCTTTTTTAGGATGATATATTGACATAAGTTGTTGAAGCATTATATCAGTTCTAGGAACATATAATACACCATTCCTAAATGTAATATGTGATAGCCTTGCAAATTCATCTTGTTCGTCTCTAAACAAAGAATTTTGATTAGTAGCATATCGTATTTCACGATTAATTTTTTTATCTTCATCAAACCACAAAATACCTTTTGATTTGATGGTATATGTCAGCGGAGATAAACCGTTTTTAAGGACATATGTTCTATCCTTTACTTCCCAATTTTTCATAATATAATTTAATAAAATAAATAAGAGTAGGGGCGCTTTAACACGCCCCATCCCTTATATTAATGATTAGTCTTTCAATAAGAAGAAGTTGTTCGCTCCTTGAGTAATCAAACATCTTTCAGATAGGAAAGAAACTCTCATCTCGTCAGTAGTAGAAGTGTAAGCTCCACCTACAGAACCAGTGATCCAAGTTTTCATTTTTCTATCATCAGTTTCAGATGCTCTATAACGAATATGCAAGAAAGGTCTTTTAATATTTTGACCTAGTTGCTGATCGTATACAGTTGATGTACCAGCAGGAATAATAACACCTTCAATATCACCAAATCCACCTCTTGTAGCAAAATCATTTAGATATTTCCAATCGGTTTTATAGAAGTCATAAGAACCTCTTCTAAACCCTGCAAATCCTAGATTAAGAGCCATTTCTTCAGAATTGTTAAATACACCATAAGATGTACCACCAGATCCATAAGAATTCTTAGTAGCTAGTCCATCATCAATAGACAAAGACAAATCCCTATCTGCATAGATCATGTTTTCTTCAATAGCACCATTTTTATCTAGTTGCTTAAGAATAGTATCAAAGTCAGAAAGATCAGTATCTGCAGAAAGATCTGTAAATACATTCCCTCTATCTTCTAGAGCAGCAAATAGCCCTTCAGAACCAGTAATGTTTGATGGGAAACCAGATCCAGCTGCACCAGCTTTTTCTACAGCTTCTACCATAGCCATTTCTAGATAATCTTCAAATCTCTGACGAGTTTCGTGCTCAGATTTTAGGTACCATAGGTAACCAGAAGCTCCGTTTTCAGAAGTAACTTCAATCCATCCAATTTGTGCAGTATCAGATCCATTAACAGCGTAATTATCTTTTAGGATAATTGGCTTGTTAGTGTAAGAGCTATAAGATGCGTCAATTGAACCGGCCATTCCATCAGTGCCTTTTGCAAACTCAGAACCATAAACAAGTACAGTTGCATGATCGTAAGAAGCAGCACTAGTTACAGCATTAAAGTTAGCAGCAGTATAACATACGGCGGTAAAAGTACCAGTATCTCCAGCAGCAGCAGCACCGGCTACAGTTACCACACCTTTAAGTACGGGCCCAGTAGCAGCGCCAGCTGAAGTTTGCCCTTGTACCATGATAGTTTGTCCTACACGTACAGCAGGAGCAGCACCAGCAGCATAAGCTACAGCGTCAGGGTTTGCAGCAAAGTTTACAGTAAATACTACGGTACCATCAGCACCAGCAGTTGCTAAATCTACATCTTCATAACGAATATGTAGTCTACCTTGCTCAACCCATCTGATTTCGTCAGATGCAGAAGGCATCTCAGCAGACACCATACGCAAGAAAGAAGAGATAGAACGATTTCCGTAAATCTCAGCTTCTTTTTCGTATACGTCTGGTAAAAATTGTTTTGTAAAGTCAAAATCGGTAATATAGTTACCTTGGAATAACGTCCCTTTACTAGGTGAGGGAGTTAAATTTTCAATTCCAGTTGTTAAAGCCATTTTTTAAGTCTTTATTGTTTTAGTTTAATTCTTAGTTTTGAACTAGAATCTCCTGAAACAACTTTAAATTTTTGGCCAGATTTTGTTTGTATTGTACCTTCTTGTCGCGGTGTCATATCAATGTTTTTAGCCTCTTTAGCATTTTGTCTTAGTGCATCGGCACGGCCTTGCTCATAAAAATGCTGGGCTATTTTATCTGCATTCCTTGCTGCAAATAAAGCTTTGTGATAACCAGCGACATTCCCAATTTCACCTTTATCATTCATAAATGGTTTGATAAAGTTAGAAATATCAGATTGCAAACGTTTTGTTTCATTAATATTATTGACTTTATATCTATATTTATTATCTCCAACTTGGAAATCAAATCCTTTAAAGTCATTATTAAATACAGAATCTGTTCTTTCTAAAAAAATCTGGTTTAGTTGTTTGTTTAATTCTTGTTCCTTTGTATATCCGCTATAAGCTTCGTAAGCTTCTTGGTATTCAGAAGGAATTTCTTTTTGGCGGTTTAACTTAAGATCCGCGTAATACTTTTCCTTATGATTTTTAAAAAACTCACGAGCATTATGTAGCTCTTCTTTAAAAGCGCGTTTTTTAGCGCGAATTTCTCTTGGGTCGTCTTCCTCCTCGCTATATGAAAAATTATCTTCCATGTATTCACTAATTTCTTGCGAGTCCCAAGGTTTTGATTGAGAATAATATTGCTTTAATAATTCACCTTCAGGCAATTTAGAAATATCCCTATTCATATTAACATAATCTTCTAGGGAGCCTCCAGTATCATTCATAAACTCTAAAAGTTTATCTATGCCTTCTGGTAATTCTACTTGTGGTTGTTCCACAGGTTTTGGTTGTTCATTTACTTTTGCGGCATTTTCATCAACATTAGGCTGATCTTTTATTTCCGCAGGTTCCTCTTCAGTGATGATCTCAATCGGCGAGTCGTTTTCCGTATCTTCTCCGGTAGAGCTTTCATCTTGCTCTTCGGCGTTTTCTTTTTGAACTTCTTCGCTAGTTGTGGATTCGTCGCGTACAGGAACCTCATCTGGGCTTTGCTTCTGAAGGGCATCTAAATCAATTTTTGGTGTTTCTTCTGATTCTTTACCTGCAGATTCTGGAGTTATTTCTCCTTTTTCTACAGCTTTGTCAAGAACCGCTTGCTCTGTTTGTTGTTTTGTTTTAGGCTCGTCTTCGACTACGCCTTTAACTGTCCATTTTGCCATAATTTAATAATATATAATAATTTAAAAATTTTACCTTGGCTCAAATCTGCTAAGGTCAATACCACCTAATACATCATTGCCTGAAGACTCAAAACCCTTCCTTGGCTCTGGATTAGATGGCGGTTTTTGCAATTCAATTTGTTTTTTAGCGTCAAGCTCCATTTCTTTAAGCTTTACATTTAAATCAAATTCATATTGCATTAGATCTTTTTTGGTTGCCGCTTCTCTTTCTAATTTTTTAACATCAAGCTCTGCTTGCAATTGAGCTAATTTACCTTTAGCCTCAACCTTTAAGTTTTCTGCTTGAGCCTTAGCTAATTCAGCAGCTTGAGCAGCTTGTGCGTTTGCTTGAGATTGTGCAGCTATATTTCTTTCCGCTTTTAATTGGTCAGTAGCTTCTTTTTTAGCTCTTCTATATTTTAATAATTGATTAGCTAGTTTTATATTTTTAACTTGTCTAATATCAATTACATCTTCTAAATGTATTTGATCCCTCGAAAGAGCTGCTTGTATATTATTTTCTACTAGCTGTTTTTCTTCTTGATCTGGATCTAATTCTAAGAAAATTCCAAAGTCATGCATATGAAGCTTATCCATTTCTTTTAATGCTCCCACGCTGAACCTACCAATACC